AGAGCTATGACAGCTAACCCAGGTGGGATTGCTGCTTCTGCTCAACTAGGATTAGATGGTGGTGGAGTAAGAGCTACTGACGATCAAATGTTTTGGTCAGGCGCTGTATTCAGCTCTGTTGACGATATATAAACTAACTTATGAAATCTAGAGGTTTAGGTGACGACATAGAGAAGTTTACAAAAGCTTCTGGTATCAAAAAATTAGTTGATAATGTATCAAAAGGTTTAAACATTCCCTGCGGCTGCTCAAGTCGTAGGGATGCTTTAAACAAAATGCTTCCATACAAAAATAGATAATATGGCTTTTAAATTAACAAACCCTCCTTACAAAACACATCAAACTCCAGTTTATCACGTTGATATGGAAGATGATGTAATGGGTAAAGCTAATAATAATGGAACAATAATTATAAATAAAAACGTTGATCCTAAGGATATACCTTCTGTTATTGCTCATGAGGAAGTTCATATAGATCAAATGAAACGTGGTGATTTAGATTACGACGATGAAAACGTTTATTGGAAAGGTAAGAAATATTCACGAGCTGCTATGGAAGAAGGTGCTAAAAACCTACCATGGGAAGCTGAAGCGTATAAAAACGCATAATGAATTTTTCAGAAAAAGGTTATCTAAGTGATAGTCCTGATGTAGATAAACATCAAAATATAATACAAGGTAATAAAATAACAATGAAAGGTGTTGAATTTAAAGTTCTAGGAACAGACGATAGAGGATATACTAAGATAATGTATCCAGGATATGACTACACGTTTCCAGGGGCTAAATACGTAATAGAAACAAAAATTTAAAATAAAAAAAATGAGTTCAGCATTTTATCAAAAGCATTCAGCAAAAAATCCAATAAAGCAATTACAACAAGCGTATGAAAATGCAGAAACTGGAGATCTTATAGACGAAAGTGTACATGAAAATACTACATACAAGTCTAATAACTTGAAAGATAAAATATCAGGAATGAAGTATAACGTTGAAAATATTAGTGAAGTACAAGAAGATGACAAAGGTCAATTCATGACAACTCTAGATCAAGACGAGTCTTACGGTGGTCCAAGACCTACAAGTTCTACTGTTACAAATTACGATCAAGGAAAAGATCAACCTAGAGATACGTTAAGACCTTACGCTGGAAAGTATTTTAAAAAACCAAGAAAAAGCTAGTGAAAAAAATTTGGGAATGGTTAAGCGGTAACGTTATCAAAGATGTTGGTGAGGTTATTGACAATTTAACAACCACTGAAGAGGAAAAACTTCAAATCAAAAAAGACATACAAGTTATAGTTGAGAAAGCAGCTGCTACAGCTGAAGATCAAATAACAAAACGATGGGAAGCAGATATGACGTCTGACTCTTGGCTTAGTAAGAACACGCGTCCTATGGCACTTATTTTCTTATCGTTTATGGCTATAGCTTTTATATGGGTGGATAGTCATCATGAAATATCTTTCACTGTAGAACAAGAGTGGATAGAATTATTAAAGCAATTATTAACAACCGTATACGTAGCATACTTTGGCTCACGTGGTTTCGAAAAATATAAATCAATAAGTAATAAATAAAAAATGGGACAATACGCAAATCAACCTGACTTTATAACACATGACATAAAAGCTGTAACACCTATAGCTGTAGGCGCTTTAAAAGCTACAGATTCTTTAAATGGATCTGTATTATACATAGGAGGAAGTACAACGGGTCAAACCTTAGAAGTTATACCCGTAGGCGCTACTGGAAGTAATGGAAAAGGATTACCTGGTCAAGCTCAAGCTATCACATTTACAAATCCTCCTCAAGGAGAATGGTTTTCTGTAGTAGTTGATTATGTTTTATCAGGTAACACTAATGTCACTAACATTATAGCAGGTAAATAACTAATATATAGGTGACTATATAAATATATAATAACAATTAAATTAAATTAAATTATGGCAAAAGCTAAGAAAATTAAAGAAGAACAATTAAAATTAGTTACAGCTCAGCAATCTAAATTGAGTGAACTACTAAGAAATCTTGGGGTTTTAGATTCTCAAAAAATGAACATACACACAAGCATTAAAGAACTTAGTGCTGAAATAGATTCTACTAAAAAAGAACTAGAAGAAGAGTATGGTTCAGTTAATATAAATCTAGAAGACGGATCTTATACTGATATAGAAAAAGAAGATGCCGAGTAATATTAGAAAAATTAGTATTGGATCTGACTACAAAAATGATGCTATGCATTATTCAGTAGGTCAACAGGTTTATGGTGGTCATGAAATATCTCATATACTTTTTGAAGATTCAGACAATTCTTATAATATACATATAAAGAAAAGCAACGAAGTATTGCCGTGGAAGAAATTTAACTCTAACATGGCAATATCAGTTGAGTATGATTTAGAGTATTAATGAATAGTTTATATGACTTTATTGTAGAACCTGTAGGTGAAAAATACAGCAATACAATAAAAGTGGGTAACAAAGAATTAGTAGTTAACACTAAAATAGAAAACTGGAAATTCGTAAATAGAATAGCTAAGGTTATTAAGACACCTTTAGCATTTAAAACTTTAATAAAAAAAGGAGACCTAGTAGTTGTTCATCAAAATGTTTTCAGAACATTTTATGACATGAAAGGTGTTAAGAAAAAAAGTAGATCTTATTTTAAAGATAATTTATATTTTTGTGCTATAGATCAAGTTTATTTATATAAAAATAATAAAGGTTATCACTCGTTTGGTGATAGGTGTTTTATACAACCTATAAAAGATAATCAAGATCTAACACTAGATAAAGAGCGTAGTCTTATTGGTATACTGAAATATGGCAATAGCTCGTTAAACAAGCTAGAAATAACTCCTGGTGACCTAGTTGGTTATACACCAAATGGTGAATGGGAGTTTTTAGTTGATAACGAAAGACTTTATTGTATGAAATCAAATGATATTGTAATTAAGTATGAAAACCAAGGAGACGAAGAAAAATATAATCCAAGCTGGGCAAGTAGCAGTTGAAGAATTAATAAAGGTAGCTAAAGAACCTATTGTAGATTCAGATGATGATATATCTGCTGATCGTTTAAAAAATGCAGCAGCAACAAAAAAATTAGCAATATTTGATGCTTTTGAAATATTAAATAGAATACAAGAAGAGCAAGATATGTTAGATGAAAAACCAAAAGAAATAAAACAAAGTAATTTTAAAGGCTTTGCGGAGGGTAGATCTAAAAAATAATGTATCAACAAAATCTATATAAAGTATTACCCAACCACATAAAACCTAAGATTCTTAAAAAGATGAATAGGTACAAAAAGTGGGAATACGGTTACAACGAGGATCATGATGTAGTTGTGATAAGTAAAACCGGTAAAATTGGAGAGGTTTATGAAATACAAAACCTAAAAATAGCTTTGCCTGAAAAAAAAGATATTCATACGTTTGATAATAACAAATGGAACAAAACTGAATATCCTAAGGTTCTAAGCAAGATAAAAACAACGTTTGACTGGAAGCAATATCCACAAGATTTTAAAGAAAAATGGTATGATTACATTGATAAAGAGTTTACCCGTAGGGAGGAAGGTTTTTGGTTTTATAACAAAAACGTTGCTACTTACCTTACTGGTACTCATTACATGTACTTGCAGTGGAGTAAAATTGACGTTGGGGCACCAGACTTTCGGGAATCAAATAGATTATTCTTCATTTTCTGGGAAGCTTGTAAGGCCGATATACGATCCTACGGACTGTGCTACCTTAAGAATCGTCGATCAGGCTTTTCCTTTATGGCATCAGGAGAGGTGGTCAACTTGGCTACAATATCCTCCGACTCTAGATATGGAGTATTATCTAAGACTGGACCTGATGCGAAGAAGATGTTTACAGACAAGGTGGTACCGATATCCGTTAATTATCCATTCTTTTTCAAGCCGACCCAGGACGGTATGGACAGGCCCAAGACCGAGCTTGCCTATCGTGTCCCAGCCACAAAATACACCCGTCGTAAGCTTACCTCGTCCACCACGGAAGAAATTGCCCAAGAAGAATTACAAGGCTTGGACACCACAATCGACTGGAAGAATACGGGTGACAACTCCTACGATGGTGAGAAACTCAAACTCCTCGTCCACGATGAGAGCGGTAAATGGGAAAGGCCGAACAACATCCTCAACAACTGGCGTGTTACGAAAACAACCTTAAGACTAGGTAGTAGAATTATAGGTAAGTGTATGATGGGATCAACATCAAACGCTTTAGATAAAGGTGGTAGAAACTTTAAGAAATTATATGACGACTCTGACGTTACAAAAAGAAACAGCAATGGACAGACTCGCTCAGGACTCTATTCTTTGTTCATACCTATGGAATGGAACTACGAAGGATACATTGATTCTTATGGCTTACCTGTATTCGACACACCAAAAAAACCTATTGAAGGACCACAAGGTGATAAAATAAAAATAGGTGTAATAGAGTATTGGAACAACGAGGTAGAAGGACTTAAAGACGATCAAGACGGTTTAAATGAATTTTATAGACAGTTTCCACGTACAACTAAGCACGCTTTTAGAGACGAATCAAAAGAGTCTTTATTTAATCTAACTAAAATATATCAACAAATAGATTTTAATGAAGATTTAAAAAACTCTATAAATGTAACAAAAGGTAGTTTTCAATGGGAAAACGGAGACAAAGACACTAGAGTTATATTTGTGCCAAACAAAAACGGTAGATTTTTTATAAGTTGGGTACCTCCTGTTAGTTTACAAAATAAAAGGTTTTTAAAAAATGGAGTTAATTATCCAGGTAACGAACACTGTGGTGCTTTTGGTTGTGATCCATATGATATATCAGGGACAGTAGATAAAAGAGGTTCTAATGGATCTTTACACGGTTTAACTAAGTTTAGCATGGAAGAGGTTCCAGCAAATCATTTTTTCTTAGAATACATAGCTAGACCACAAACTGCTGAGATATTTTTTGAAGATGTATTAATGGCTTGCGTGTTTTACGGCATGCCAATATTAGCTGAAAACAATAAGCCAAGATTACTTTATTATTTTAAACGTAGAGGTTATAGAGGTTTTGCTATGAATAGACCAGATAAAAAAAGAAACAAACTATCTGTAACAGAAAGAGAAATAGGTGGTATACCTAACTCAAGCGAAGATATTAAACAAGCACACGCTTCTGCTATAGAAACTTACATAGAGCATTTTGTTGGATTAAAAGAAACTGGATATGGTGATATGTATTTTCAACGAACCTTAGAAGATTGGTCTAAATTTAATATAAACAACAGAACGTCTCATGATGCTTCTATTAGTTCTGGCTTAGCTTTAATGGCTTGTAACAAACATAGGTATTCACCGACAAATAGAAAAGAATTAAAACCAGTTGATTTAGGTATTAAAAAATACGACAACAAAGGAGCTATATCAAAAATTTTAAATTAATGAATATATATACTAACACGAGAACTTCATTTCCTAGCCAAGTGGTTAGCGACGCAGAAAAAGCCAGTATTGAGTATGGTAAACAAGTCGCACAAGCAATAGAAGGCGAATGGTTTTCTCAAGGTAGAACAACTGGAAATAGATATTTAACAGCTTGGAATAATTTTCATAATCTAAGATTATACGCTAGAGGAGAGCAGTCTATACAAAAATATAAAGATGAATTGTCTATTAATGGTGATTTGTCTTATCTTAATTTAGACTGGCAACCAGTACCTATATTATCAAAATTTGTTGATATAGTTGTAAATGGAATATCTGCTAGAACATACGATATAAAAGCTTACGCTCAAGATCCTGACTCTATAAAGAAAAGAACAGCTTATGCTTCTAAGATATATGAAGACATGCTGGCTAAAGATTATCTAGATGGATTAAAAGAAACATTAGGTATAGATTTGTATCAAGTTCCTAATCCAGATCAACTACCAGAAAGTGAAGAAGAGTTAGAATTACATATGCAGCTTAGTTATAAGCAGTCTATAGAAATAGCAGAAGAAGAAGCTATATCTTCTGTAATGGCTCAAAATAAATATGATTTAATAAAACGTAGATTAAACATGGACTTAACAGTTTGTGGTATTTCTGCAGCTAAAACAAATTTTAACTTAGCTAATGGAATAACTATAGACTATGTTGATCCTGCTTACATGGTTTATTCATATACTGAAGATCCTAATTTTGAAGACATATACTACGTTGGCGAAATAAAAGCTATAACAATACCGGAACTTAAAAAAGAGTTTCCAGACTTATCTAATAAAGAGTTAGAACGTATACAAAATATGCCAGGTAATAGATCTTATATAACCGGATGGGGAGATTATGATGATAATACAGTTCAAGTTCTTTATTTTGATTATAAGACTTACCATAATCAAGTTTTTAAAATTAAACAAACAGATCAAGGCTTAATAAAAGCTATTGAAAAAGATGATAGTTTTAATCCACCTGAAAACGAAAGCTTTGAAAGAGTATCAAGATCAATCGAAGTTTTATACAGCGGAGCTAAAGTGCTAGGTACTGATACTATGTTAAAGTGGGAATTAGCTGAGAACATGTCAAGACCTTATGCTGATACTACTAAAGTAAAAATGAACTACTCTATATGTGCGCCTAGAATATACAAAGGTAGAATAGAATCACTAGTTAGCAAGTGTATAGGTTTTGCAGATATGATTCAATTAACTCATTTAAAGTTACAGCAGGTTATGTCTAGAATAGTGCCTGATGGTGTTTACTTAGATATGGATGGTTTAGCTGAAGTTGATTTAGGTAACGGCACAAACTATAATCCAGCAGAAGCATTAAATATGTATTTCCAAACTGGTAGTATTGTTGGTAGATCACTCACGCAAGACGGTGATATGAATCCTGGAAAAGTACCAATTCAAGAACTAAACTCTAGTTCTGGTCAAGGCAAAATACAAAGCTTAATACAGACGTATCAATATTATTTACAGATGATACGCGACGTAACCGGACTTAATGAAGCTAGAGATGGTAGTACTCCAGACAAAAGCACTTTAGTAGGATTACAAAAAATGGCCGCTAACGCGTCCAATGTAGCTACTAGACATATAAAGCAAGCTGGTTCTTATTTAACGCTTAGAATTGCAGAGAACATAGCGCTGAAAGTGGCAGATGCTTTAGAGTTTCCACTAACAGCTGAATCACTAGTTAATTCTATAAGTGACTATAATGTAAACACTCTAAAAGAAGTTGTTAATTTAAATCTTCATGATTTTGGAATATTCTTAGAGTTAGAACCAGACGAAGAAGAAAAACAACAGTTAGAACAAAACATACAAGTTGCTTTACAACAAGGTGGTATTGACTTAGAAGACGCTATTGATTTAAGGCAAATAAAAAATCTTAAATTAGCTAACCAGCTTCTAAAAGTAAAACGTAAACAAAAAGCTGTTAAAGAACAAGAGAACGCTCAAGCTAATATAGTAGCTCAAAGTGAAGCTCAAGCTGCTGCTAATGAAAAAATAGCAATGAACGAGGTTCAAAAGCAAGAAGCTATTAGTGGTTCTAAGGTTCAATACGAGCAGTCAAGAACTCAAATGGAAATTCAAAAAATGCAAACTCAAGCTCAGCTTGATATGCAGAAGATGCAAATGCAGCATCAATTTGACGTTGAATTAGCTAAGATGCAACTTCAACAACAACAAGAAAAACAAAAACAGCAAGAAGAAGCTAAAGACAAGCGTATACAAATGGAAGGTACGCAACAAAGTAAAATGATAGAACAAAGAAAAAACAATGGACTACCTATAGACTTTGAAAGCCAAGGTGCATCAAGTGAGCCATCTGTGGCGCAGAGTGAGCAACAAGCTTAAATTTATTAATTATTTAATTATATTATATTATGTCAGAAATCAAAACAAATGAACCTGTTAAGCAGGAAGGTGAATTCAAAATAAAAAAGAAAACGCCTAAAAACCTAGTAGAAAAAGATCAAATTAAACCTATAAAAGTAGATCTAAATAAAGATCCAAACGTTAATATAGAAAAGCCAATAAAGGTAGAAATAAAAAAAGAAGACGATGCCATTCAAATCGGAGAAACAAAGAAGGTATCTGTGGAAGAACCATCCGGAGATAGCGCAAAGGTGGGAGAACCTGTACAAGAGTCCGACGAGACTACTGAAGGGTTTTCTCCGATCAAAGAAGTAACTGATGAAGTTAAAGAAATTGAACAAGAAGTAAAAGAAGCTGTAAGAGATGAAAAGGTAATAGGTAAACCTTTACCAGAAAACATTGAAAAGCTAGTTTCTTTTATGGAAGACACTGGTGGAACTATAGAAGATTACACTAGATTAAACGCTGATTACACAAGCGTAGATGACAATACTTTATTAAAAGAGTATTATAAAAAATCTAAACCACATTTAGATTTAGAAGAAATTAATTTCATAATGGAAGAAAACTTTGATTATGATATAGATATTGACGAAGAGCGAGAAGTCAAAAAAAAGAAACTCGCTAAAAAAGAAGAGGTTGCAAAAGCTAAAAACTTTTTAGAGGAAACGAAAAAGAAATATTACGACGAAATCAAGTTGAGACCCGGCGTAACTCAGGACCAACAAAAAGCTATGGATTTTTTCAACCGATATAATAAGGAGCAAGAAATAGCTACACAACAACACGATTTATTTAAACAAAAAACTAAAAATTTATTTAATGACGATTTCGAAGGTTTCGATATTAAAGTTGGAGATAAAAGATATAAGTATAATGTCGTTAATCGTGATAAAGTAGCCGAAAGCCAATCTAACATAACAAACCTTGTCGGGAAGTTCCTAGACAGCGAAGGTAATGTGGAAGATGCTAAAGGTTATCATAAAGCTATTTATGCTGCTGAAAACGTAGATAAGATTGCCGCTCATTTTTATGAGCAAGGAAAAGCAGATGCTGTAAAGGAAGTTGTAAACAAATCAAAAAATCTAAGTGATACTGAAGGTAGAAAATCACAAGGAGATGTATTTGTTGGCGGAATGAAAGTAAAAGCTATTTCTGGTGCAGACTCTACAAAACTTAAAATTAAAACAAAAAGGTTTAACTAATTAAAATTAACAAATTATGAGTTTATCTCCACAATTTGGTAGTATTGTACCTTCGCAAATCCAACAAACTTTAGCTAACAATTATTTAGCTTTTGATGGTGGTGCTAATGATTTTGCGCAACAATATTTACCAGAAATTTACGAACAAGAAGTAGAGCGTTATGGAAACAGAACGTTATCTGGCTTCTTAAGAATGGTTGGCGCTGAAATGCCAATGACATCTGATCAAATAATTTGGTCTGAACAAAATAGATTACATGTATCATACGACGGATGTGCGCAAGCAAACGTTGGTGGTTTAAACAACGGTAGTAAAATAACAATCGGCGGTGGCGCTACGGCGTTTAACGTTATGAGTGTAAATGACACAATTGTAGTTCTTGATCCAGCTACTGGATTAGAAGCAAAGTGTATTGTTATGGTTAGTACTGCTGGTGCTGGTGGTGCTGGAAACGTAGATGTACAATGTTTAAATCCTGCTACTAGTTTAACCACTCAAGGTTTCTCTGCAACTGGATTAAAGATATTTGTATACGGTTCTGCTTATACTAAAGGAACAAGCTTAGGTGCTGGAGCTGCTGGAACTAATTCAGCTGCAAGAACTTCTATTACTCCTTCTTTCACACAATTTTCTAACTCACCTCTTATTTTGAGAGATCAATTCCAAATAAATGGATCTGATATGGCTCAAATTGGATGGGTTGAAGTTGCAACTGAAGATGGTGCTTCTGGTTTTTTATGGTACTTAAAAGCTGAGTCTGAAACAAGACTACGTTTTGAAGATTACCTAGAAATGGCTATGGTAGAAAGTGAGTTAAATGCTCATGCTGCAGGAAATGTTGCATATCAAGCTGGACGTTTACCAGGATCTGAAGGTTTATTTGCTGCTATCAGAAACAGAGGAAATGTAGAAGTAGGATTTACTGCTGCTGCTGGATTAGATGAATTTGATGCAATTCTTAAAAACTTAGATACTCAAGGTGCTATTGAAGAAAACATGCTTTTCTTACAGAGACAAACTGCTCTTGATTTTGATGATATGCTAGCAAGCATTTCTGGCGGATTCGCTGGAGGAACTGCTTTTGGTTTATTTGAAAACTCAGAAGAAATGGCTCTTAACCTTGGATTCTCAGGATTTAGAAGAGGTTCTTATGACTTTTACAAAACTGATTGGAAATACTTAAATGACGCTTCTACTCGTGGAGGTATTGTTGGTGTTAATTCAATTGAAGGTGTATTAGTACCTGCTGGAACTTCTACAGTTTATGATCAAGTACTTGGTACAAACATCAGACGACCATTTTTACACGTGCGTTATAGAGCTTCACAAGCTGATGACAGACGTATGAAATCTTGGTTAACTGGTTCTGCTGGTGGTGCTTTCACTTCAGATTTAGATGCGATGCAAATCAACTTCTTATCTGAAAGATGTTTAGTAACTCAAGCTGCTAATAACTTTGTATTATTCCAAGGATTGTAAAATCCATTAATGTAATTCTTACCCTCGTTAAATTAACGGGGGTAATTATTACTTTTATAACTATTTAATTATATTATATTATGTCAAAAATAAAAGAAAACCCAGTTAAAGAAACCTGGGAAATCAAAGATAGAGTTTACTATCTAAAACAAAATAAAAGTCCATTAACATTAACAATACCAGGAAAGCATACAAGAAAACATGCTTTATTGTATTTTGATGAAACAACTGGACAACAAAGAGAATTAAGATACGCTACAAATCAAGGATCTCCTTTTGTAGACGAACAAAAAGGTGAAGCTACAATGGGTCACATAATGTTTAGAGATGGCACGTTAACTGTTAATAAAAACGATGTTGCATTGCAAAAGTTACTTTCTTTATATCACCCTTTAAGGAATAAATTATATGAAGAGTTTAGCGCTGTCACTGAAGCTGAAGATGATTTAGATGTTATAAATTTAGAAATAGATGCTATGACGGCTGCTAGATCTATAGACATTGATCAAGCAGAGGCGATATTAAGAGTTGAAAAAGGATCAGTTGTAAACACGATGAGCTCTAAAGAATTAAAAAGAGACTTATTATTATTTGCTAAAAACAATCCTAAAATGTTTATATCGTTAGCTAAAGATGATAATGTTCAACTTAGAAACTTTGCAATAAAAGCTCAAGAAGCTGGAATTATAAAACTATCTCAAGATCAAAGAACATTTACATGGGGATCAAATGATAGAAAATTAATGAACGTACCTTTTGATGAAAATCCATATTCAGCATTTGCTGCTTTCTTAAAAACAGATGAAGGTGTTGAAATCTATAAATCTATAGATAAAAAACTAAAATAACAAGTGATACTATATATAGGCGGATTCGTCCGCCTTTTTAGTATATAAAAAATTAATAATGGTAAACGTAAATACAGTATATACAACAGTCTTGTCTATTTTGAACAAAGAACAAAGAGGTTATGTTACGCCAGATGAGTTTAATAGGTTAGCTGCTCAGGTTCAATTAGAAATATTTGAATCTTACTTTCCTGACGGAACACAATTAAACCGTCAAAATCAAAACAATACACAAAACGATACAGAGTTTTTCAATATATTTAAAAACCAAGAAGAAAAACTTTATGAATTTCAAAAAGAAATTAACTTTTCTTTAAATGCTCAAACACTATTGTGGTATCAAACCGCGGCAGTTAATTCAACAGATTATGTTGCTTCTATATATTGGATGGGTGACATATTATCAACATATAATTCTTCTTTAGTAGGAAACACTGACCCTAGACCTTCTTCTTCAGGCGGTCAATTTGTTACTCAATTAGTAAGCAAGAGAGATTATAATAAAATTACAAGATCTAGACTTACTGCTCCTACGTATCAATTTCCTATAGCATTTGCTAACACATCAACAGTTGCAAATTTTGACAATGTTGGTTTAACAATATTGCCAACTCCAAACGCGGTTAATGTAAACTGCGTTGTTATGCCTAGAGTTCCTTCTTGGAGCTTTAACGTTGGACAAGCTGGTCAATATATTTTTAATCCAGGTAGCGCCGTAAATTTTCAGCTTCACATTTCTGAACAAACTAATATTATAATAGGAATATTGAAATATGCAGGTGTTATTATAAACGACCCTACGATAATAGATGTAGCTGCTCAAGAAGCGGCTCAAGTACAAGCTAACGAAAAATCTTAAATAAATGAGTTTAGTAACAGAAACAAATCAACAATACTACCAAGGCGCGCAGGGCTTTAGAGGTACCACACTAGCTGATGGCAGTTTACAAAGTACTTTTATAACTACTTTTGATACAGATTTAGTTTTTGGAGGCACAGACTCTAGTGGTGTAGAATCTTGGAATCCAGCTAGTATCAACTATGCTTTAAATAATTTTAAGATATACACGAGCACCGACGCTGTTCCAGGAAATTGGCAAGAATACATATTAGCTTATAGTGTTGTAGGTAATTCTATAACTTTTACAAATCCTCCAGCTGCAAATTTATATATAGTTGTTCAATTAAAAAGACTAGATGGTGGTCAATACGCTAGCACTATAGCGGAAGAAGCATTGGGTGATGCAGTTGAAGAAAACTATGGGACTTATCAATATGTTAAATTATCTGATATTATAGACAATTACATGGTTGGTTACGTTGGTGATGGTAAAATAATACAACAAGCTAAAAAATCAGATGTATTGTTTTTTGCAAAAAGATCTTTGCAAGAATTTAGTTATGATACTTTAAAGAGTATTAAATCTCAAGAATTAACAATACCTGAAAGCTTACAATTGATAATGCCTCAAGACTATGTTAATTATGTATCTTTGTCTTGGATAGACAACTTAGGCGTGAAAAGACCTATATATCCAAATAATAATTTAACGACTAATCCTTATTCTAAATTACTACAAGACAATAAAGGAATACCTACGCAAGATAATTTTGGGGAAGACTTAGAAGGAACTTCATTAACAGTAGAAAGATGGAGAGATGCAAATGACAAACTAATAAACAATCAAGCTTATAATCAATTTTGGGACGATGCAGCTTACGGTTTGTATGCTGATGGTTTTTATGGATCTGGTCCTTGGAATTGGGGTAGACTATATGGTCTTGACCCACAAAAATCACAAGTAAACGGTTGGTTTGGAATAAATGAAAGAGATGGTATGTTTACTTTTTCTAGCAACTTAGTAGACAGACTTATAGTTTTAGAATACATATCTGATGGCTTAGCTTATGATCTAGATACTAGAGTTCCAAAGCTTGCTGAAGAGGCGATGTACATGAGTATATCATATAATTTACTAGCTAATAGAGCCAATACATCAGAAGGCATAATAGCTAGATTTAAGAAAGATAGAAGAGCAGCTCTTCGAAACGCTAAGATAAGATTATCTAATATTAAACTTGAAGAAATAGTACAAGTTATGAGAGGTAAATCTAAATGGTTAAAACACTAAAATTTAATGGCTAAAGTTCAAAATACTTTTTTAAAGTCCAAGATGAATAAAGACTTGGACGCTCGTATATTACCAGAAGGTGAGTACAGAGATGCTAGAAACGCACAAATAAGTAAGTCTGAAAGTTCTCAAGTTGGAAACTTAGAAAACACTTTAGGTAATCATTCTATACAAAATTATCAAACGTTAACTCAAAGCACAAACATAAAATGTATAGGACATTTTTCAGATGAAATAAACTCTACAGTTTATTTGTTTTTTACTGATTATATTGATCCTTTTCCAAACAGATTTATATATAATCCTCAAGCTAAAAACTTTATAATATCTACAAATGTTTTAACTAATCAGTCTAATATATTAGTTCAAGGTGCTTTTTTAAATTTTTCTCAAACAAATATTATAACTGGAGTTAATATACTAGAAGATCTATTATTTTTTACTGATGATAGAAATCAACCTAGAGTAATAAATACTTTATTAGCAAACCCAGATCCTACTAATATATTTCCTACTTATTATTCAACTGAAGATCAAATATCAGTAGCTAAATATAACCCATATAGTTGCATGGAAATGTTTCAAAAAAGCACTTTAGATCCAGGCTCTTATGAAACTACTATGAAAGATGTTAGTAGTAAATTTTTACCTAACGGAGGCCAAGCTACAACTACTAGTAATCAAACAGGCGCTACTATAAATGTAGCTCTTAGTATAATAGGTCAAGTTAATACAGCAACGTCTCCTTGGGGATCTGCAAATGTTTCATTGTTTGATTCATTTGATAACACCTTAATACCTACTGGAGCAACAGTAAACAGCATCACTTTAGATACAAGCACGTCACCAAACAGTTATAACATTGCATTAGATACTAGTATAACAACTACTTCAACAAGAAACACATTGGTGTTTGAACCAAATCCGTATTTTAACGGAGCTTTTGGTGGAGATGCAGATTACTTAGAAAGTATATTTCCAAGGTTTAGCTATAGATTTAAATTTACGGACAATACATATTCTATATTTGCACCTTTTACTCAAATAGCATTCATACCTAAGCAAGATGGTTATTTTATGTTTGCTGAAAATCCTGATCAAGAAAAAGACGATCAAAACGAAGCTTATAGAAGTACAATAGTTTATTTTGTAGAAAACAAAGTAAACAATATTGGTTTAAGAATACCATTACCTTTTAATAACTATACTTTATCAAATGCTTTAAAAATAGAAGAGATAGATATACTGTATAAAGAATCTGATGGCATTGCTGTTAGAGTTGTAGAAACTGTACCAATAGGCAGAGTTCAAAGTCAATCAGGTGTTTGTTTAACTAATGGTGCTCAAACACCAGGAGCTTCGGGTAATAATATAGCAATAGATAGTCTTCAAGGCGGCATAACAATAGGTGATCCAATAACAGGTCCAGGTATTAATGATGGAACTACAATTTTAAGTTTTACACCTACAGACCCTAGTAACGCTGTGTCTGGAAACATAACTGTAAGCTCAACTGTTCCTCAATTAGATGACAATGTTTTATTAACAATAGGTAGTCCAAACTTTTTTGTTTATGATTACACATCTACAAAACCTACAAAAACTTTACCTGAATCTAATTTAGTTAGAGTTTTTGATAAAATACCAGTAAGAGCTAAGGCTCAAGAAGTTACTGGTAATAGAGTTATATATGGTAATTTTTTAAATAAAATTGATCCACCTGCTTTTTTAAACTATAATGTAGCTTCTACTGTTAAACCCGAGTTTGCAATAAACGAAATAACAGCGGCTTACGCTGGAGCAGCGGCAACGTATACAGCTTTTGTAGATACTATAGCTATAAATGTATCAAAATCAGACTCACCATGGTACGTTGGGTATACTATAACTTCTAATACATACGGAGTTATAATTCCTCCAGGCACGCAAATAGCTAGTACAGATAGTAATACTACAGGTGCAGCTAATATAACTTTAACTGAAACAGTTACTTTTCCAGCAGGCACACCTATAAACGTTGTTTTAATAATGGAACCTGGAGCTGATACAGAAAACTCAGAATCTATTATAGAATACCCAAATCACTCTGTTAAAACAAATAGAAATTATCAAATTGGTTTTGTATTATCAGATAGATACGGAAGACAATCAAGCGTTATACTGTCTAATAATGAAACTAAAATAAAAGTTGCTGGAGTAGAATACTCAGGCTCTACTTTATTTTCTCCATATATAGATGAAAGTGTAAATACAACTTCTTGGCCAGGTAATTCTTTAAAAGTTTTAATGAATGAACCTATTAATGAAAATTTATATAATGGAGATGTAACAAGTGCGGATTATAATCCTTTAGGTTGGTATTCATATAAAATAGTTGTAAAGCAAACAGAACAGGAATATTACAATGTTTATCTTCCTGGTATTATGGCTTCTTATCCTGAGGATCGAACTCTTGAAATTGGTCAAACATCTCATATTGTTTTAATAAATGATAATATAAATAAAATTCCAAGAGATTTAACAGAGGTTGGTCCTGATCAAAAACAATTTAGAAGCTCTGTTCAATTATTTGGTAGAGTTCAAAACATAACAACAGCTACTACGCCTATTTCTGGAAACACTAACACACAGTATTATCCAGGAACTAATTCAGATACTGTTTCAATAATTTCTACTGTTAATGATTTATTTGATTATAATCCTATAAACCCAAATCAACCAAATTATTTTCCTCAGTTTTATTCTTTAGATTCAAATCCTTTAGTAGCTAGAATATCGACAGAAGCTCAAATAGGACAAATAGCAACAACTGGTCAAACATATAACTACATACCAGCCGCTGGTACTATAGTAAACCCTCCTAACACAGATGATGGTACTGGAAATCCTGTTGTTCCACTAGTACCAACAAATCAAATACTTATAACAAACGTAGCTAGCCAAACACCTATTACGCTAAATAGTCTTGTAAATTATTTAGTAACAGGTCAAGGCGTGCCAGAAGGAACGTATGTAAGTGGCAATAATGCAGCAGCCGCAGATGGTAGTGTAAATAATATAACCTTAGTTAACAGCGCTAATGTTTCTGTTTTTGTAAATTTAACAGATGGAATAGAAGTGGTCTTTACACCGGCGTCAGCTACAACAGATTTATTAACACCAGGTATTCAGTATTTAGCTGTTTACGAAACAGAAGCTGTAAAGAGTGCTATTGATATATTTTGGGAATCATCTTCAACTGGTTTAATAGGTGATCTTAACGCAGCTATACTAAACAATCAAGATCAACCTGCTGGGTCAAACATATCTTGGAATCCAAGTGAGTTTAATGAAGGTTTAGCCGCACAAGGCAGCATATTAAACGGTAACGGATTTAACATAGTAGATAATTTTGGACAAACAATAACTATAGATCCATCAACTGACACTGTAGAATTTGGAGCACCTAACAATTTACCTGCAATAACAGATGGCTACGGAAATGACTGTAATGGATCTCCTTCTACAAGCACAACCGAAGTTAGAGATTATTTTAGACTAGTACCGCAATCAAGCACAGGTCCTTGGCAGGTTAGAACAACATCTCAAACAGATGGTTTAGCAGAAAGTGTAAATTATTTTGATAATATTTTTTACATGTATGATGATAACGAAGCTCTAAGGCAGTTTAATTTTAATTTTAAAATAACAGTAGGTGGTCAAGTTAATTACATAACAAATGTTCAAGCTAATCTTCAGAATGTAGCGCCTGAATACTACAAAATAACAGCTAAAAATACTGTTAATGCTGGTGATGTAACATATGGTCCAGGTGGAACTCTTCCACTTCAAGAATTTATACCTGTAAGAACTAGAAAAAATGATGGAGATATCGCGATCATAAACTTTAGTAACGGTTCAGCTAACAAAAATGACTCGCTAAGTAGTGGAGCTTTATCTGTTAAAGATCTACAAATAATTAATTCTTTTGGTGATAATTTTAGCGTTTATGATCAAAGAATAGGTAGTCCAAATGGACAACCAGCTGAGGTGTTATTTATGGGTGATACAGAACCTATATTTGCTATTCAAGAAGAATCTAGTAGTAGTGAAGCAGGGACTCTGCAAGTAAAACTAATAAATCAATTTGCAAATAATGAACAAGCGAACGTGCCTGCCGCTCTTTATTTTGTAACAGTACTTATACAAGATGGTCAAACTACTGTTGAACAAAAGTTTGAAATTGATATGAGACTAGAGCTCAACAACAATAATTTTTTAAATAAATTTCAAAGATCTAAAGACTTTGGTGCAGCCGATGTTCAAGGTCAATTTAACGCAGTACCGGCCCCTGATTCGATTACTAAATATGGGCAATGTGGTACAAACGATTTTTATATTTACGGGGAAAGCAGTAAAGACTGGAAATCTCATAATATGACATTAATAAATATACCTTCAACAACACCGGGTATAGGGAATGATGAAATTGGTTATTATATATATGCCGCTGGATTCTTTAAAAACCACAATCCAGTGTTATCACAAGGTTGCACGGAAGAATATTCTCCTAGCGTAGACTTAGTTACTTACGCTCAAAACGCTAATGAAGTTTTTAACAACACTATAACAATTCCATTTAATACTCCAAATATATGGGGTCACAAGGTTCAAAAACAAAAATCTTTTGTTACAAGTGAAAATTGGCAGCTACCGCCTTATTGTCATGGTAAAGGAAAAGTAGTTGGAACTAACATTAATGTTGATGGTATTACATATAATTATGAAATAGAACCAGTTGGATCAGAAACAACTCAAAATGACATAAGCGCGTGTATGTTGTTTTTTAAAAATTCCTGGAATAATGGAACCGCTGACGCAGGAGAGCATGTTAGGCAAGGAAGAAAAGCTAATACAATAAATACAGGGGATGCTTCTAATAGAATCGCCGCAGCTGTTAATTTAAACAACGGAAACGTAGCTATTAAATTTTCACCAAATACTTATGATAATATCTCTTTACAATTAAATGATCACATATATACATATGGCGGTGGTTTTAATGAGACAACAAGTCCTTGGTTTTTTTCCCCAGGCATAGACTCTGATTCTGTAATGAAAGTGTGGGCGATGTGGATATACAGCGAATGGCTTCCACCGTATTGGGAAAATTCAGATAGAAATTTTTCAAGATGGTCTCCAGCGTGGGAGCCATATACTGGCCCTAACACAACGGGTGAACCCGTACCTAATTTTCCTTTAGTTATAGCTGCGTTTTCTCAAGAAGACTGGATGTCTCAGGTTAATTCTAGTTCTACACAAGAACAATGCGCTTCAGCTCCTATATATGTTAATCAAAACTACGAGGTTACAGAGGCTAACAACTATCTTTATTCAATACAGTAATTTAAATATAAAACAAGTAATAATTAATTATGGCAGGTGCAGTAATAGAAGTAAAATACTTTAATACCTTTTTGCTTAAAAAAGTAAACGATTCATCAAATAAAGTTGTTTGGAACGGTTCTAGAGGTATCCCAAAAGATATTGGAGGTTATCCTGCTATAACTGGATTAAACAATGACGATACTTGGGCTATTGAAGAATCAAGAATTAGAGGTGGGTATAATAATACTTCTGTTGATTTTGGAGCAAAAGCTTACTTAGTTGAAGACGAACCTAACGGCACAAGAAGGTTTAATACTTTAATATACTCTGGAATATTTAATTCAAGAACAGGTATAAACAATACAAATGTTTTTTCTGTAGCAGACGATATAACTAAATCAGCTGATCCAGCTAATGGTTCAATACAAAAACTATACGCTGAGGATACTAATTTAACTATATTTCAAGAGTTAAAATGCTCAAGAGCTTTAATAGATAAAGATGCTATATACTCTGCAGAAGGTGGTGGTGCTGTGACAGCTAGTAATTTAGTTATTGGTGTTATTCAACCAATAGCTGGAAAATATGGCATATCTAAAAATCCAGAAAGTTTTGCTGTTTATGGTAATAGAAAATATTTTTCTGATGAAAACAACAATGTAATACTTAGACTTGCTGGTGGTATAGAAGAAATATCTTCTAATGGCATGAAAGACTTTTTTAGAGACGAGATAAATAAAATAAATTCAGCTGGAGCATTAGGCAATATAATTGGAGCCTATGATATATACGGAAGCGAATATGTTATATCTCTACAAACACCTTCTTCTTTAAGAACTGTTTCTTTTGATCCAACTCAGACTAATAATCCTGATTTATACAAGACTTTAAACTTTGACGAAAGATCTAGAGGTTGGGTTAGCTTTTTTGACTACAAGCCAGATCAAATGTTTAGTTTAAGAAATAATTTTTATTCTGTTAAATCTACGCCAGGACGTGGAACTGTTGCTAGTAGTGGAACCGGTTTTACTTTTGTTTTAAACAATGTAAGTGGATTTATACAACAACACTCTATTGTAACAGGTACTGGTATTCCTGCTGGAACTACAGTAACTAGTTTTGTTTCTGCAACAAATACTGTGACCATCAGCATTGGAGCTACGCTGTCAGCTGGAACAATACTTAGATTTAGTAGCGTGCCACAGTTATGGAGACATTATGATAGTAGTGTTAATAGAAGTAATTTTTATGGTGTAGATTATCCAAGTACTATTACTTTTATTTTTAATCCAAACGCAACTAATTCTAAAAGTTTTAAAACAATAGGTTACGAAGGAAGTAATGGTTGGCAAGTT